ACTCTTTTACTTTTATATAAAAGTCTGGAAAGTATCTATGGTACCTATTATCAACAGGAGAACGATAAGGAACAGTAATCTCTTCACTACCCCACTCTAATATATTTTCATTCTTATCACAGTAAACCATAAACTTGCGTTCCCATAAGGAACGGTATATAATATTATTCGGATCACCCTTATATTTCTTGGGATAAGATGGTTGGTATTTTCCCTTATATGACATCTAAATAACTAATAATAAAGTAGTCGTATAGGTATTTAGAGTGCCAAGTCCTTTATCTAAAGTAGTTCCTATGAGGGATGCCAAAGAACTCTTTGGCAAGATATCGCAAAATAATCATTACGTAGTTAGTTTTTCTTCACTTAATACTACTATCACAAATCACATTAGGAGAAAATTTAGAGTTCCTGATGCCAGATCTTTTGTTTCCAGAAAAACTGGTATTTTGTGTTCAGAGGCATCACTACCAACCAGTGGATATGCTACTGCAGAAGTGAAGGGTGATTTCATGGGTATTCCTCAGCAGTTTGCTCATACTAGATTATATACTGATGTTGACTTTACTTTTTATATTGATGATGATTATAAAAATCTGAGAATATTTGAGGGTTGGATGGATTTTATTTCAAGTGCTAGTGGACTTAATGAGAACACTAAAACTTATCACCGAAGATTTCAATATCCAGATACCTACAAGTGTGATACAATGTATATCACAAAATTTGAAAGAAATTATAAGAATGAATTGGTTTATCAATTCAGAAATGTTTTTCCAAAGTCTATGACATCTATTCCAGTGTCTTATGGTTCTGCAGAATTACTAAAGGTTAATGTAACATTTAATTATGATCGATATGTTGTAAATCCTGGAACTTATTCTGGATCGAAATCTAATGCAAAACCAATTCAAAAATTAAGTGACGATAAGTCGAACCCTTCAGATACTTCTGTCGATCCTCCCGTTGGTGAGATATTTCCTCCTGCTGGTGCTGGAACTCTGAGAGAATCGAATAGAATTAACACAGAATTTGGGGCTTTGGGGAACTTTATTATTACCTAATAAATAATCACAACTGACATTATAATGGGTTGTTATGCCATTACCAAAGATTAATACACCAACATATGAGTTGGAGTTGCCTTCTACAGGAAAAAAAATTAAATATCGTCCCTTTTTAGTCAAAGAAGAAAAAATACTTTTAATAGCATTAGAATCTGAAGATATGAAGCAGATTTCTGATGGAATTGTCAGAATTCTAAATGATTGTATTTTGACAAGAGGTGTAAAAGTTCAATCTTTAGCAACTTTTGATATCGAATATCTGTTCTTGAATGTTCGTGCTAAGTCTGTTGGTGAAACTGTAGAGGTAAATGTCACCTGTCCGGATGATAATGAAACCACAGTTGAGATGGAAATTGCTATTGATTCAATCAAAGTTCAAAAAAATAAGGAACATAAAAGTATTATCAAATTAGATGATACTTATTCTATGAAGTTGAAGTATCCTTCTTTCGATCAGTTTATTGGAAATAATTTTGAAATTGATAATGATGTGAGTGATGTAAATAAGTCTCTGGATATGATTACATCATGTATTGAAATGGTATATGATAAAGAAGAGAGTTGGAGTGCATCTGATTGTACTAAAAAAGAATTGACACAATTCGTAGATCAATTAAATAGTAAGCAATTTAAAGAAATTGAAAAGTTCTTTACAACAATGCCCAAACTTTCTCATACTATTTCCGTAAAAAATCCAGAGACAGGTGTAGAATCCGATGTTGTTCTTGAGGGATTAGCAAGTTTTTTCAGTTGAGTATGGCTCACACAAGTCTTGAGTCATACTTTAAGATTAATTTTGCCTTGATGCAGCATCATAAATATTCATTAACAGAGTTAGAAAATATGATTCCGTGGGAGAAAGAAATTTATCTTGCTTTACTCCAACAATATATTGAGGAAGAAAACCTAAAGGCACAACAACAGAATGGCATTTAGTAGTCCTATTTTAAAATCACCTTTAATAAAAGTAAACCGGAGAAAAATTTCCTCCTCAAGTTTTCGTCCGATTAATAATACAGCATCTATATCATCTACATTAGAAGAAACAAATAAAATTCTTGTAGAAATCCAACAGCAAATTGGTATTGCTTTTGGAATGAGAAATGCAGAAGAGAAAGAAAAAAATGAAAATTTAAAAGAGGAAAGATCTAGAAGAAGATTAAGATTGAGAGAAGGTGCACTAGAGAGTGTTAAGAAGATTGGTGGGGCAATTAAGAAGACAGCAGAATTTGTTGCTAGTCCATTTAAAGGTTTCTTTGATAAAATACTAGAATTTATATCATTACTTGGACTGGGTATTGGTGCAAATGCAATTTTTGGATGGTTTGAAAAAGAAGAAAATAGAGAAAAATTAAAAAAGTTTTTTAATATTATTACTAGTAATTGGAAGTTGATAAGAAATATTCTTGGAGTTATAGGTGGATTAATTATAGGTGGAAAAATAATAGCTCTTGGTTCGGCTATAGCAGCACTTGCAGGTCCTCTAGCAATTTTAGCAGCTGCGGTAGCAACAGTATTATTGGCAAAAAAAGCGGCGGAACTATCCAGAAAACTTCAAGAAAAGAAAAGATTGGAAGCAGAAGTTAAAGCTGGAGTAAAAGATCCCTCAAAGATAGGGGGAGAGGGTGGTATGACATTTGAAGAATATAAAATATTCAACTATATGGAACCAGGATTTGAAGGACTTCAAGATGCGAAAGTTGATCCAAGAATAGAAAAAAATAAAAAACTCAGGGAAAAAGTATTTTCTCCAGATTATAAACCAACGGATGATATTCCACAAATTATACAGAGGGAGAAAACTTTTGGTGAAAGAGTGGGAGATTTTTTCAGACCTGCTCAAAATTTTATCTATGGTGGAGAAAGAGCACTGGGTGGTCCTGTGATGTCGGGAAATGCATATTTGGTAGGAGAAAAAGGTCCAGAATTATTTGCACCAAATATTGATGGATCTATTATCAATAATATGAGGACTGAGAAAATTTATGAAATGATATCTTCCAAAAATGCTGGTAAGATTAACTTTGTATCGATGGAACTTCCTCCAAAATTTATGAATAGTGAAAAAAATTCTTCTACCGAAGAACAACAGGAAATTCCTATTCCTACAATATCAGCAGTCAATGGAAGTAATCCATATATGAGTATAACTCCAAATGTCTATGGGATATACGTATAAGATATGGAACTCACTCAAGTAAAACAACTTAAATTAAATGTAAGCAATATTAATAGTTTTCTAAAGAATTCTAATAAAAATTATAATGATATTAAAAAAAGTAATCAAAGAATAGTCTCTCAACAAGTTAAGCAGGATAAATTAAAATCAAAAGAAAAAAGTGTAGAGAAAAAATCAACATTAAGTTCACCACTAAAAACCGTAAAGGATGTTGTAAAATCTTCTATGAGTCTATTTGATAAAATTTTGAATTTTGGTGGAATATTATTGAGTGGAATATTACTTAATGCATTACCATCTATAAAAGAAAAAATTGATAAATTTAAGGAAGATAATAAAGAAATAATTGATAATGTTGTAAGTACATTAACAGTAGTAAAAGATTTTGCAGTAGATTTATTTGATTCATTTACGGGACCATATGCAGAGGAGGGTTCTCTTGATTTTTTGGGTAAGTTTGATGATTCTGGAGTACTTCAAAGCGGAGTTCTTAAAGAAATAGAAAAAGCTTTTGATGGATTGGGTGGTATGATAAATGATATTGATAAAGCCTTGGGTGGTGAAGGAAAAATTGGTAATGCTCTCATAACGGGGCAAAGAGTTCTTGCAAAAAAAGGTGGTAAAACTGGAGTCTTAAATCAAACGACTGGAGAGTTTACGGAAAGGGAATTTACTCAAGAAGAACAAGAAAGATTTAAGTCTGGTGGAGTGCAACCAGCAAATCCCCCAGCAAATCCCCCAGCAAATCCCCCATCAGAATCTGGTACTCAAAATCAACCATCAACAGGACCAATTGACCCTGCTCATGGTGCTGGTGCAGGCAGCCCTTTAAGTAAGACTGGATTTGTGGCAGGAAAGGGTAGTACAAGTAAGAGAATATTTTTACATTGGAGTGCCGGTAGTCATACTACACCATATGACGCATATCACTCGATTGCTTTAGGTGATGGTACTATAGTTCGACATACTCCTTATAGTGACTTTAAGGGTACTCATACAGGAGGTGCAAATAGTAATTCTGTCGGATTAGCAATTGCTGCTGCAGCTGGTGCTCAAGAAAGAGGTTCGTTAGGTCAATATGCACCAACAAAGAAACAACTTGATGCTATGATTTATGATGCAGCAAGACTTGCCGTTGAATGGGGATGGTCAGAAGGAACAATCGATTCAAATGTTCGTACTCACGGAGAATGGGAAAGATTTGGAACAAGAACTGGAGAACTTGATGGAAGTCCTCAAAGATGGGATTTGGATAGACTGAGAAATTCTGATCCACTTATAGATGTAAGTAAAGACCTCAGTCATGGTGGAAATGAACTTCGTGAAAGAATAAAAGCAACTTTCAGACTAATAAAGCAACAACAACAAAAATTAAAAAATGCTACCTCCACTTCTATTACTCCTGCTTCAACCCCTGTTGCAGCACAAATATCAAGACCATCAAATAATAATAACAGGTTAGCATCGTTAAATACTACTATAGGCGAAGATGGTTCAACAACCTTTATCTATGCAGTTCAACCAGTACTAACATAATAAATGGCAAACGCAACATCCTCCTCAATTTACGAAAAATTATCCATCATTAAAAATGATAGGGAAGTTAGTCTTGAGGGAAAGACGACAAGTTTTGATTATTATGAAAGTTTGCTTTCGCCAAACATTACTGCAACAATGACTTTTCTTGATACTGGTAATGCCATTGAAGATTTAAACGAAGGAAAGGGAAGAAGAGGTACAATTTATAATTCACTACCAATCACTGGTGGTGAGTCTATTAAATTTAAAATATCATCTAGACTTGGTGTTTTGGAAAATACTCTCAAGGTGAATGCTGCAATAAATTTAAATCAAGAATCTCAAAGAGAATCTGTTGCACTGAGTTTAGTTTCTAAAGAAGGATTGGAAAATCATAATATTGTAACTTCAGAAAAACACAATGGAAATATTGGTGTTTCAGTAAAAAGAATTTTAAAAAATAAATTTAACCTACGAGATGGTGATATAGATGTTGATGAAACATCAAATTCATATTCTTTTACTGGGAAGAATGATACTCCATTTGACTTAATGTTGTATCTTGCATCTGTTTCAAACGCACCAAGTCCATCAAATCCAGGATATTTTTTCTATCAAACAAAGGAAGGGTATAAATTTAAATCAATTGATAAATTGATAGTTCAAGAACCTAAAGGAAAATATGTTTATTCCGGTGCGATAAGAGCATCAACTGTAGAAACTTTAAATGATAATAAAATTATAAAATTTTCTATTGATAAAAATCAGAATGTTGTGAACGCAATGAAATCTGGTGTTTATGAATCAAGAAACATTTTTTATAATCCATTAACACAAGAAGTATCTGATAGAGTATACAGACTCAAAAACAATCAACTAAAAGTTTCTTTAGGAAGAGATATAGATTACTCTCCAGTAGAATCAAATAATAATTACTCAAGAATTCATGAACATATATTAGATGTTGGATTAAATAGTTCTGGAATTTCTAAATCTATCAATAATGATCCGAGAGATTATCTTCCTCAGGCATCAATGAGATATAATCTTTTAATGAGTCAAGTTGCGAACGTGATGATTCCATGTAATCCAAATTTAATGGCAGGTGATGTTATAGAATGTAATTTTGAAAAAATAACAACGTCCGAGAAAGAACTTGGATTTTTAGATTTTAATCAAAGTGGAAAGTATTTGATTTTAAATCTTTGTCATCATTTTGATCCTCAAAGATCATATACAGCATTAACTCTCGTTCGTGATTCTTTCGGGATATATACTAATAAAAATAAAAACTAATGTTAGGTAATTTAACAAAAGAACCAATAATTCCATTCATAGGAACTGTTGTTAAATTTGATGATCAAAAAGAACAAGTTCGTGGTGGTGGGCACGGATGGAGATATAAAGTTGCCATACATCAATACTATAACCAAAGCACTGCTGAAATTTCTGATGAAAATATTGAATATGCGATAGCAATGCTTCCTCCTACTTCTGGGTCTGGAGGAGCAGCAAGAGGTCAAAGTTGTAGAATATCACAAGGTGATGTGGTTTATGGGCATTTTATTGGGGGAAAAAGAGGAATACCACTGATATTGGGTATATTTGGAAGAACATGTGAAACAAAGTACGGAGAGGGTAGATTTGATTCTAAGACTGGTTTTTATGAAAATCTACAACCAAAAAATCTCTTAAAAAGACAGGAAACTAATCAACAATCTGGTTTATGCTTTCCTAAATCTTTGCCAACTAATGATAAATCCAAAAAAAGGGTAACTCCACAACAATAAATATGAAGCATAAGGAGGTAAATTAATAAATGTCAAAAGACTTATATACTCTTGCCGCAATTGCCGCATTAGAATCTGGTAGTCCTCAAGGACAAGCTGATGTTGCTCAGTCTGTTTATAATAGACTTCAGGCTAAGTATGGTTCATCAATTACTGCTATTCTGACTGCCCAAAATCAATATCAACCAGCATTTATAGATCCAAGTGCAACCGCAGGTCCGAAAACTGCAGCATCACCAGAGTTTGTGGCAATCACTGATGAGAACAGTGCTGTTAAGGCAATGGCATCTTATTATAGGAAGAGAGAAATATCAATTTCAGAAAGTTCTATTAGACAGCAACTTAGAGGTTCTGTTGCTGCGATACAGAATCCAACATATCAACAGAATGCAAGAAATTTTGTTGGAAATAGAACTGAGTTTCGTGCTCCCGGTGCTGCTCTTGATGATTCTACAGTAACTCCAGTGTGGAGAGGTTCTACTGCCGATAATAGATTTGGTATTCAATATGGAGATGCCAAAAATAAGGCAGGACAAAATCCTCCAGCATCAGTTCCAACATCAATTTCTGGTGCCGATCCACAAAATCAAACTACCGAAAATCAAACTACTGAAGATCAAGATGAAGGTACAACACTACCAATAGATGGAATAGGTAATTTTGATCCCAGTCTTTTTGAAGTATCTGATGTAATTTGTAGAGATTGTCAAAAAGATCCTATTCCAGAATCTACAACATCAGGCAAAACTATCATACAAGCAGATCCTTGTAAGGATAATACTCTTGCAAAAGTTGAAGCATATCTAACAAATTTCTTTGATAAGGTTACAAAAGTAGGTAATGCCATTCTAAATCTTCCCAACGAGATTAATTTTGTTGTTGATTTAATTGGTAGCACGATTACCGGATTCACAAATAAGATGCTTGGAACGTTGAGTAATGCCTTATCCGGATTAATTAATAATGGAATTAATGCACTGACAACACTCCTTGTAGGCAAATTATTTACTATTCCAGCAATAATAGGAATTCAAACTCCGTTGATTGGTCTTGGACAAAAACTTTTTGATGGTATATTTTGTGCGGCAACAAAGGTTCTTGACGGTGCTAAAGGTGCTTTAAAAGATTTAATCAATTCTTCTGTTAAGAATGTTTTAAATGCAGGTCAATGTGTTGTTGAACAGGTTATGGGTGCTTTTACAAATAATCTTACCAATATTGTTGATTCGATTGTTGGTCCATTATTAAAACCAATAACTAATATTTTAAACGGATTTGGTACAAATATTTTTAGTTTTAATATTAAGGACTTTTTATTGACAGGAATAAATGCAATCAGAAAAATTGCAAATCTTTTTGAATGTGGAGATAAAAAACTTTGCCCTGCAAGCAGTAAGTATATAATTGATAAAGGATTGCTAAAGGATCAAAGTGAAGAGGATGAACAAAGTTCTTTTGATAGAATTTTTAGTGGAACTGCAATTTCTCAAGGAGCATCAAATCTTGTAGGAGATTTTGAAAGGCAATATGGTAAATGGACTATTTTTGGATCAAAAGTAAGTGAAGCATCAGATCTTGGTAGTCCGTGTAATTTTGGAAATGTTACAGAATGCGGATTACCAACTGTAAGTTTCTTTGGTGGTGATGGACTTGGTGCTGCTGGTAATGCAATTCTTGGAGGAATTATTAACAATGTTGACGCTGAGGATGCTGTGGGATCTGTTGCTAAGGTTGGAAGCATTGTTGGTGTGGAAATGACAAATCCTGGACAGAATTACACAAGAGCACCGATTGTAACCTTCCAGGATAGTTGTAATAAAGGATATGGTGCTTATGGTAGAGCAATTATTCAAGATGGTAAAGTTACTGGTGTTGTAATTACAAGTGAAGGAGAAAATTATCCGGCAGATATTGGAGAACTTCCTCTCTTTATTGATGAAATTGTAGTTGAAGATCCAGGAGAAAATTATGCTAATGATGATAAATTGGAAGGAGTAGATTTAGAAATTATAAATGGAAGAGTTATAAGTGCCACACCACAACCATCTTTTGCATTTAATGGATTGCCAAACCTAAATATTCAGAGTAGTAGTGGGTTTGGAGCAGTATTAAGACCAATTATGACAACTGTCCAACCCACTGTATCAGAAATACAAGAATTTATTGATGTTATTGATTGTATAGACACTCAATTGGTTGGATATGTAAACGGAGCACCATATTATGGTCCGTTTCACAAACACGTTAGAAAGGATGGTACAGTCATAAAAATGGTAGGGAGGAATCATATTAATTCACCTCACTCTATAATATATGAAACTCGGGAAGAAAGTTTGAAAAATATTAAATTTATTTCATCAACATCTCAGATGCGTTCGATTACTAATCAAGTAACTTCGAATCAATCAACGTCAACAGAGACATCGGAACAAACTTCAACGACGAATACAACTTCCACTTCCACTTCTCCCACATCATCAACTCCACCAAGTTCATCACCACCACCATCAACTCCACCAAGTCCACCACCATCAACTCCACCAAGTGGTGGTTATGGAGGATATTAAATTAATTAATTATGAAACAAGAAACTAGATCTTACGATATATTTGGCCCAAAATTAATAATTGAAACAGGAAACCCACAGATGGGCATGTCAGGGAGAGACTCATTTAAGATGATGTCTACTACTGATTCTGGAATTAGATTTGTTCAATCTCATACTGAATCTGGTACAACCAAATTTGGAACTGAAGGTCAACTACAGGTTGAGGTTGGTGCCTCAGATTTAGTCAATAACGGCCAAACAACATTTCAATTTATTACACATAAAGGTGATTTTGCCGTTAATGCTGATTCTGGACACATTAAAGTTCATGGAAGAGCAATTTGTATCGAGGCAACTGAACAACTTGTACTTCAAGCACCAAAAATTCAAATTGGTTATGAGCAGGAACACAAGACAAAAGACATTAAAATACTTGGACAAAATGTAGATATTAAATCTCAAAAAGGAACTTTTGCTGATATATTATTAGCAAGTTCTTTCTTAAAAATGTTTAAAGGAACATTAATCGCAGATTTGGCACTAGCAGCATCAGGTTCACCAGTTCAAGCAGCAATTAATATTCTAACCTAAAATGGCAAACGTTCCAGTACCTTCTAATCCAATATTTACAAGATCAGGACACTCAGTATTTGAGGATGTTACTATCTGGGGAAAACTGAATGTTAACGAACTTGATGTTTATGGAGAAGTATTGTTTTATGAGGATGCAGTATTTAAGAAAGACGTAACAATAGACGGAAAATTAGACATTGATATTCTTACTGCAAAAATATCTTTTGATGTTGGTGTTGGCGGAACTGTATTTACTGCTGATACTAGAACAGATAGAGTTGGTATATTCACAACAACACCCGTACAAGAGTTTCAATTCAATTCTGAACAAGAAAATACAGTTGTAATTACCGGTCTAGGTACGGTTGGTATAGGAACTGTAAATCCTGGAATTGGAATTACTGGTCTTAATGATTCAACACAGGGAAAATTAAGTCTTGATTTAGAAACCTTATCGATAAGAAGAAATATCTATGATTCTGCCGGTTCTCCTGGTCCAAATGGTGCATTTCTAAACCGTGATGAATTTGGTGTCCGTTGGGTAACATTTGAACCAGCATTCTCTGAAGGTATTTTTGTTCAGGATGAGGGTCGTTATATATCCAACTCTACAGATCCGGCAGATCCTTATGTTGGTGCTGCACAATCATTTACAGTGCTTAATTTTAGGCAGATTAATAGTTTGGGTCTTGGTACAGATACCTTAATTCCAATTGCTGATGTAGGAAATCCAGATGAAATTGTAAGAATACAAACACAAGATTTGTGGGGATATGTAGGAACTGGTGATAATGCTCCAATCTATAGAATGTCCAATGTTGGTATTGGTTCTTCTGCTCCTACTGTAGCACTAGATGTTGTTGGAAACTCTGGAATTACTGGCATTCTAACAATAGGTCAAGATGCTTTTGTTGGTGCCAGTTTATCTGTCACTAGTAATACCTTTACTGGTGGCATTTTAACGGTAGGTCAAAATGCTTTTGTCGGTGCTAGTTTATCTGTTACTGATAATACCTTTACTGGTGGTATTCTGACGGTAGGTCAAAATGCTTTTGTCGGTGCTAGTTTATCTGTTACTGATAATACCTTTACTGGTGGTATTTTAAC